CGAAGCAGCGGGGCGCGTGGCGGCGCGCGGAGCAGAAGACGCGGGCGCGGTCTTCTTGGGCTGCGGGGCGGGGGTGGGCGTCTCGGCCACTTCCTCGACCTGTTCCTCCGGCGCGGGCAGCGCGGCGGTCTGGTCTTCGGCGGCTTCGTCGCCCTGTTCGTAGTCCTCGGGGTTGCCCTCGGACATCGCGTTCAGTTCTTCGTTGCTGATCCAGTCAACGATCTTGAACTTCGGCGCGTACTTCTTGAACTTGCGCTTCGGATTGTCGGGGTCCTTGGCGTCGAAGGGATTGCTGGTGATCTCGATCACCGGCGAGCAGCCGGGGTGCATCTTGAAGGACTTCATGAAATCCTTCATCAGCGCGCCCAGCGCATTGCGCTTCGAGGCGTTGTTCGCCTGAAACAGCATGGTCGTGAAGTCGCCGTCGAGCATCTTGAACTCGATGGTCTGCTGCTCGCGCGGGCCGTCGTCCTTGCCGTACGGGCCGAGGTCCGGGAGGTCCAGCTTCTTGGGCACGTTCTCGGTGATGGGATCGACCATCACTTCATGCTCCACCTGACCACCGACCCAAATGAGCCAGCCCTGACGGAAGGACCGCCAGTTCATGGCAAGCTGGGTGCCGGAGGGCAGTTCGATGTCGTCCGCGCCGTAGCTGTACTGGCCGGAGTTGCCGTCCATTTTCAGGTAGGCGAAATTGCCGCCGCCCTTGAGACCTTCGACGACGCCGCCGAGGCGGGCCATCATTTCTTCTTCGCTCAGGGCCATCTCGTAACCGCCCTGCTTCTGGGGAACCAATTCGTTGCTCATGCTACTCTATGTGTACTCTCTGGTTGGGAACTCACCGGGCCGAAGCCCGGTGAGCGGGTTGCTAAGACCTTCGTCTGGTCTAAGGCTTGACTAAGTTTTTTCTCGTTGACTTCTCTAAGGGCTAATCGAACTCCTAATCTTCATCGGCACGTTGGGAGCCTTTCTCCGAAATGCTCAGCCTGTCGTGGCCTTCACTCATTTTGACGTACTTCTCCACATCGACGCCGTCAGCGCGCATGGCTTCGACATCGTAGGTCTTGCGACCCTTGATCCAAGAGATGGACGCCTTGATGCTGTCGTCCGACGCAGAGGCGCGGCGAACGCCAGTATCGCGGAACCACTGTTTCAGCTTCTCCGAAGCCTCTTTGTGGTCCCCTTCGACAGCTTTCTTCGCCGCCTGAGCGGCCCGCTCAGCGCGGACAAGCTGCTCGAATTCATCCAACAGAGCACTCGCGGTGTTCTCGTTGGTCGCCTCACCATCCTGCGGGGTGTGGGTCATGGAGGCTTGCGCACACGCCGTCTTGAACGGGCAGTATTCGCAGGTGCCTTCGATCTTACCTTCCGGCAGAAGTTCGGCGGGGTTCTTCGTCTCGAAGACTTGGTTGGCGCGGACACCAGCGACCTCAAAGGTCTGCTGCTCGAACGGAACGACAAAGATGTCGATGTCGTCAAAGAAACTCGCGTCGATGTAGATGATGACGGCGTAGTTCGGCTTGTAGCGCGTCAGCAGGCGAGTTAGGCCCATCTGAACTTGCGTTTGGCCGCGATGGATCGACTTTTCCTCTTTGAGATTGACGCGGGGGTCAATCGACTTGATCTCGAAGTTGAAGCAGCCGGTGCCGCCCAACGAGGGGATGCCATACGCGGCGAGCGCGTCATCGGCGACACCAATGACCAGTCCGTCCGGGGTGGCAGAGAGCCTTCCGTTAACGAGGGTGCGTTGCTTCGCGCCACCCCAGATCAGACGAGCGCCGTGCAGGTTCTCAAGGAACCAACGCGAGGCGGGTTCGGCGAAATAGTTTTCGATCAAGTCGCCGCGTTGCAGCGCGCCCCACGAGTCCTTCGCGTCCGCATCCTTCGGGTAGCCCATCTTGGAGAAATGAGCCTTACGGATGCAGCCGAACGCTTCGGACGCGCCCACGGACTGCGAGCGGTCATGCTTCCAGACCTTTTGGTGGGCCTTGACGAAAGCGTCCAAGCCCTTCTCGAAGTCAATAACGGAGGCGTTCCCCATCTCGACGCGGGGAATAGTCACTTTGGAGGTCATGAAACTCGGGGGTTAGGCGGCGGGCTTGGTGGCAGTGAGGCGCTGCATCTCGTAGAAGCAGCGGCGAGCAGCGATCACGTCCGAGATCGCTTGGTGAGCGCCCTCGAAGGCTTCGCCAAAGAGGCGGGTGTGGAGTTCGGTGAGATTGGGCTTCTTGTAGCCGCCACCGGGACCCTTGAAGGGGATACGGCACATGGCCTGACCGACGAGCATGGTGTCGAAGATGTTCTTGCCCGCGAAACAGTCGAAGGCTTCGTTCTGGATGACGCGGCGGACAGTGCCCTTCACCAGATCGTTGTCGAAGCCCTTGATGTTCTGACCGACGATGACGCTCGCGGCGTCGATAAAGTCGAGGAACATTTCGATGGCAGTGGTTTCATTCACGCCATACTTCATGGAATCCTCCGGCGAGATGCCGTGGATGGGCTGGGCGTTTTCGCGCCAGCTTTTTACGATCTTCGGGTCGAGCTTGGTGGGATCGTGGGCGATCACAACGTCGAGGCGCATGGCCTCGGTGCCGTCCTCTTTATCGAGGATCGCGCCCAACTGAACGATGCGGGGCTGGCGGGGATCGCTGAGCGGAATCGACTTCGTCATGAAGCCGGTCGTCTCGGTGTCGTAAGTCAAAATCACGGGGTGCTAAAACTCGTCTAAGGTTCGGGGCGGGAAATCGAAGGAAATCTAAGGTGTGACCTTATGTCTCACATCCAATACTATGTGTCAAGAAATGCGACACTGAACGCGACGGATGATTTCAGCGGCGCGTTTCGAGGGTGCAGCCGTGAGGAATCCACCAGCCCGGCCTTGCTCATACGGCGGCACGAGACCCACGGTGGTGTATTGGTCGGCGGTCGGGTCGGCGATCTCGCCGGTGTTCTTGGATCGCAGCCACCAATGGGTCATGCCGTCATCTTCGCGGACGCGCATCGGGACCCACGCTCCCGTCTTACCGCCCATCATGTGATAGAGGGCTTCGGCGGCGTGGTAGCAGTGACCGGCAGTGGGGTTCGCCGGGTCGTGCATGAACTGATACTCGGGCTTCAATAGGTCGCCTGAGAGGGCACGTTTGATCTGGTCGATATAACTATGGACGCGCCTAATGGGTATGACTCCAGCGCGTGCCCCACTTCACATCGACATCGACGGGGGCGCGGAAGTTGAGTCGTTCACCGGCGCTGATCGCAGCATCCACAATGTTGCGACGGCACATCTCCATGATGACCGCGTCATCACGAACCGCGACCTGCAACTCATCGTGAATCCAAGCGAGAATGGCGAAGTCGCCCGGTTCCTCGTTCGAGCCATACCAGCCGTTAATGAGGCCGTCGTCTTCGCAGAAGTGCTCGAAGTTCACGCACCACATCTTCGCGACCGTCGCGCCCGCACCCTGCAACAGGGTGTTGAGAGCGGAGTGCTTGGCACGGACATAGAGGTGGCGACCGTCGAGGGCTTCGACGTAGCCACGCCGCGCCATACGCTGCACGGCCTGCACCACCTGACCGAGAGCCGGAATTCGGGTCATCAGGCGGCGGCGCATTTCCGCGCCCAACGCCTTGGCCGCGTTGGGCTTGAGCGCTAGACCGGGGTCGATGGTGACGCCGAGCTTGTAGTCCTGCGCGCCGTAGATCAGCGCGTAAATGACGGTCTTCGCGGTATCGCGGCTGTCCAACTCCATGACCGACTGGTGTAGGTCATGCGGGTCGGCTTCGACGACGAGACGCAGATACTCGCCGCCATCGAACTCAGCCATATAGTGACCAAGGGCACGAAGTTCGATGCCCTTCTGGTCGGCACCCATGAGCTTGTAGCCCTCGGGCACATAGAACAGATTGCGGAAGTCCCAGCCGTGGTCACCGGCGCGACCTTTGAGCAAGCTCTTACCGACTTTGACCCTACCCTCGTCGTCGAGGACGAAATTGCCCTCCTGATCGCGCTTGGGTTTTCCGGTAAGCTGCTTGCCGTCCGGACCCACCAGCGGCGTCAGCCCGCCTTCAACAAAATGACCATCGACCTCACGGCCATAGATGATCTTGTTCTGCGCGAACGAGTAGGTGGCGTCCTCGTCTTCCCATTGGAGCAGGTTCTTGAAGACGACGCGGGGGACCTGCGCGATATTCGGGTTGGAATGCGATGCGCGGTTCGTGACGGTGCCGCCCACGATGATGCGCGGATGGATTTTGTTGTCGCCGCGTTCTTCGGCTTTCTTGATTAGGCCGTTCTTGCCGTCGTGAAGCTGTCCGAGGCGCTTCGAGAAATAGAAAATCTCGGCGAGCGCATCACAGATCGGCACGGTCGCGGTCAAGTCTCGGAGCACGTCGTCGTTGACGGACGGCGTACCTTCCTCAGTGAACTCTTGCGGCTCCCAGCCGTAGATAGTCTTGAGGCGGTCGATGATCTGGGCGCGGGAGTTCGGGTTGAACTCTTTCAGTTCGACCGGGCAGAAGGGACAACCCGCCTCGGTATCACCTTTATGAATCGGTTCTCCGGTCTGGGGGTGTACGCCGGGCTTGAACCGGACGGTGCGCTTGGGGATTTGAACTTCACCCCAATGCTCACGGCTGGTGTCTTCGCCCAGCGCAAGGCGCGGCTGGAAGATCGGGAGGTCCTTCTTCTTCTCACCGATGAAAGTGACTTCGCCGTTTTCGTCTTCGATGGCCTCGCCGACGACATAGCTATTACACTTCTTGCCGTTGACGTGCAGCCAGCGTCCCGGAACCCACCACGAGCCAAAGTGTTCGATGGCTTGGGTAGACAGTTTCTCATGCTCGGCGCGCAGTGCGTCTTCAAGGACGCGGGCTTCCTCGACGTGAAACGGGAAGCCGTTCTCCTGCACGCGCTCCATCTCGGCGTGGACGGTGTGTTCGAGCTTGGTGGCGAAGTCGGGCCACGGCTTGGACAGGCACTTCATCCAAAGCTGGTTGGTGACCTCCACGTCCTGAACGGCGTAGTCTTCCATCGCCTGAGACCAGTGTTCCCAGACCAGACGGTTCAGTTCTTTCCTGTTTTCCTTGAGCGCGAGGTGCGGGAACTCAGCCTTGAGTTCTTCCTTCTTCACATCGGCATAGTCGCCCTTCGGGAAGCCAAGGCGCTGGCCCCACGCGCCGAGTTCGTGGCTGCCCAGATATTTGCCATCGAGATCGCCGCGCTTGTAACGCCGGAAGTCGCGTTCCTTTTCGTCCGAGAACAGCATTCGGACCATGACGAGGGTGTCGCGGACGATGCCTTGCGGATTGAAATAGTCGCCGTAACACTTCCACAGCGCGGGCATGTCGAAGCCCACGATGTTATGGCCGACAAGCACACCCGCTTCGTTGAGCATGGTGATGCCATCGAGGATGTTGTCCTCGTTGGAATTCTGGTGGAAAACCCACCGCTCTTGGCTGTGGTAGTCCTTGATGACGAGGATGTGGATGCGCGTCAGTTCGGGGAGGAGACCATCGGTTTCCAAGTCCCAGATCAGCGTGCGCCCAATGTCGGGGGCGGTCATGCGGGGAGATAAAAGTCCAAGCTAAGCGAATGTATAGGATGCGATACTATCTGTCGTATACGGCGTCAAGAATTGCGTAACGGTCGGCAGTGATCGAGGCTCACTTTGAGATCGGGACCGAACGGCCCGCCGGAAAGGCAACGACCGGCTAGGCGGTCGAAGGTGCAGTGCAGGCATTGGGCGCAAGAGACCGCGACGTAGCGATTGGGGTATCGCTCCGGGTATGCGGGATCGCCGTCGCGTTCATTCGCGAGCAGATGCGCCATTTAGAGCGGCACGCAGAACTTGCCGCCGACCAGCGTAATGAGGGTGCGTTTGCCGTTCTCGTACTGACCCGTGAGCGTGGAGGCCCAGCCGGAAGGCCCGGCATTGTACCCCATATCCATCAAGCAGGACGCGCCGGACGCGCACAGACCGTCAAGGATCGCCGGGCTATGAACGTGGCCGATGGTCATCTTGCCACCCACCTTGGAAAGCGAAGCCACCCCACCGCGCGCGCCGTTCGGGCCTCGGTGACCGTGATTCGAGTGCTCGACTCCCCCGATGACGATGGGGTCCTTGTCTTCCCGCAGGAAGCGAACGCGGCTGCAATCGAAGTTCGGGTCCGCCGTGACCGCGTGTTTGAAGACCGAGAAGGTCTTGTCACGCCGGTCCATCGCCTCGTAGCAAGCAGTTTGGTTGCGCAGGAAGAACAGCGCGTTGACCGGGTCCGTGCGGTAATCGGCGGTCTTGAGCCATTTCGACAGCGCTTGATCGTGATTGGAATCCACGACATAGACCTGCGTGTCCGGGTTGTTCTCGGACAGGTAGTGCAGGAATAGCGAGACTTCGCGAACCTCGTTGCCGACGCTCTCGCGCCCCGAGACCCAGAGGTTGTAGCGGTCGTGGGGATCGTTGATGTTGTGATGATTGCGGGCGCGGAAGTCGAGCACGTCGTGAATGAACAGATGCTGCGGCTTGAGTAGGTCCAGCATCGACGGGTTCTCGTCGTCGCTATCCCAAAGGCGCTCCCAACGCCGGTTGCTGGCGTCAAGGTCCATCTCGCCGGTGGGCCAGAAACCAAAGATGGCGCGGGCGGTTACCGGGTCGATACCGGCGACATGCACGTCGCCCGGCGTCAGGCACATCAGGCGGTGGCCTTGCGTCACCTGCCCCGTCTCAACCTTGCGGTCCAGATCGTAGAAGGTGCCGATGTCATCGCCGATCAGGTGGCGGCAGAAGAAGTCCCCATTCGCGTCGATCTCCACGAGGACCGCGCCATAGATGTGATGGAAGCTGGCTTTGATGCCCGCCTTCTTGGGGATGTAGTTGGGCTTGGTCACCGCACCGGTGGTCATGATCTGCTTCGGCGGCAGATGCTTCATGCGCGGGACAGAAGTCAGTTGAACCTTGGCATGGGGGAAGATGCCCCAGCGGTCATTGGTGTAGGTGTGGAAGCCGGACAGCGGGTTCGTCGCGGTCGGCAGCGTGTTCATCTCGCCGCAGAAGTCGATCTTGTCCGCCATGCGGATACGGTCGAACACCAGATACGGCTTGATGCGATCATGGTAGCTGACGTTCTTGGATTTGGTGGCGTGGTCCTCGAACAGTCCTTTGCCGTAAGTGAACGGCCCGATCATGATCTCGCAGGAGCCGTACTGCTGGAGGAAGTCACGATAGGCTTCGAGGTTCGACAGGAACTGCTCGTGCGGAACGGTGCCGTCTTGAGCCGACGAAAGGATGAAGCGGCGAATGCCCTTCTTATCGCCGACTCGCTTGGCCTTCGGAGCCGGGCGGTGCGAGAACGGTTCCTTGCGCAGCTTGTAAAGCCGTTCCTGCACCGTGGTGCGGGGAAGATCGTGTGCGCGGGCGAACGCGCGTTGACCGCCAGCCTTCTTGACGAGCTTGAGCAGATCACTCGGCGACACCGAGTGAATATCGAAAGGCTTAGGCGACATAAATGAGTTCCGGCTTAGCAGCGATAGGACGCGCCCAATTCCAGACGAAATAGGCGTAGGGGAAACGAGGAGCGCCCTCAGAGCCCTCAATCCAGCGCGGGCGATGACGCAGAGTGATCTTCATGGCGAAGGCGGGATGATCGAACAGATCGCGGCGGGACTTCGCGGCGTCCCATTCGTGCCTGCACAGGAAGATGACGATGCCCTTCTGGGCTTCCATCAGCTTGAGAGCGTGGCGGGCGGCGTTACCGGCAAGATCAATGGTCTTGAACTTGGGCTCGCCTTTCTTCTTTCCGGATTTGTAGACGCCGTCCGGGACCTTGCCGGTGTACGGCGGGTTAGTGATGATCGCGTCGGGCATGAAGCCCTTGAGGTTCGCGATGTCGGCCATGGTGATGACTGCGTCGTCCGCCTTTTCGGGTCGGAAGATCGTCTTCACATCGAAGTCGTCCTCATGGTCGGTGTAATGCACTTCGTCTTGCAAAATGCGCGACGGCTTGATCGCGAAGAAGTCAAACAGGCCGTCCGGATCGAAGCCCTCATAGGCGCGGATGTCCGTCGAAACGGACTCCAGTGCGAGGTCCGCGATGGGCTTGGAGAACGCGCCGGTGCCGCAGAAGGGCTCCCAGAACTTAAAGCTCGGGAGATCGTCTTCGATCACATCAATAAGGGATTGAACGGTGCGCGGGGGCGACGGATAAAAATCCAGAGGGGCACGAGGATACTTCGCGGCACCCGTGGTCGAGGGGTCTTTATGCACTCAGAGGAGGTCCATTGATGATTTGACGAACACGAGTGGCAGTCACGCCGTACTCGCGAGCTAAGGCAGACTTGTTGGTCTCCCCTTCTGCGAAGCGTTGGCGAATTTCGTCTCTGACGAGATCACCAAGTTTGTCGAAGCCGTTTCCAACACGCGGCGTTCGGTTTCGTTGGCGCTTGACCATCTCCTCCATATTTTGGAGATGAGTGCCGGGCGTTAGATGTTTCGGATTACAGCAGAGAGGGAAATCACAGGCGTGCAACACATGTGCTTGTGCCGGGTCGCCTTTATCGAGAGCGTAGGCGACACGGTGCGCGGTATAGACACGCCCCTTCCTTCCTCCGATTCTGAAATGACCATAACCGTCCGACCCGACCGTTGCGGTCCAAGGCCAGCAGGCGTCCTCCCCCTGCCGATCCACCTTCGCCCAGAAGTGCGAGGTGTTGACCAATTCGACGGGAAGCATGGGGGCGGTTGTGTCACGATCCACGGCACTCGTCAAGAATTGCGACATTGGATCGGCTTAACGCCGTAATTCTTGACTTTCTGTATATCTTCTGTGACTCTCCGGGCCTCCCCTCTATCCCGGACGCACTCGCTTTTGGCCCGCATTCATTTCAGGAATGGCTATTTCCACGGCATTGGTACGTGGCAAGAGCGAGACATCTGGAAGCAGGCGGGCTTCAAATGGTCCCCGGTCCGCAAAGCGTGGATCACTGACCAGCAGCACGTCGCGGAGAGCGTACAAGGCGTCGAATGGACGCCCGCCGCGATGGCCTACATCGCGGAGCGCACCCGCGTTCTCGAAGAATCCTATGACCTATCGTTCGCCAACGACACCGACTTCATGGTGCCGGTGCCTGACGGCATCCATCCGCGTACCGGTAAGCCCTTCGAGTTTTTTCCGTATCAGCGTGCGGGCGTCGAGTACGCCATGCAGCGGAAGGATACGCTCATTGCCGACCAGCCCGGACTCGGGAAGTCGCCGATGGGCGTCGGCGTGTTCAACGCCGATCCGAAAGCCCGCCGTTGTCTCGTTATCGCGCCCGCCTCGCTGAAAGAGCACTGGCGGCGGGAGTTCGAGCTTTGGAAGACTAAGGATGTCACGGTCGGCATCGCTGAAACCAACGTCGATGTGAAAGAGCAGATCGGCGTCTTCAAATCTGGTAAGAAGAAAGGTCAGCCTCGCTACAAGACCGTAGACACCATCAAAGAGTTCTGGCCGGACACCGATGTCGTCATCATCAACTACGACATTCTGTCCCGCTTCCACGATCAGATTAAGTCTGTCGCTTGGGACCTGCTGATCGCCGACGAAGCACATGCGCTCAAGACCGTGGACAGCGGGCGCACGCTATTCATTCTGGGCGGCAAGAAGAAAGACAAGACCACCGGTTGGAAGCCCGTCTGGTATTCCGCCATCGAGGCGAACCGCCGCGTCTTCCTGACCGGCACGCCGATGATGAATCGCCCGGTCGAACTCTGGCCCTTCATCAAGGCGTTCGATCCCAGCGGTAAAGCCCGCAACCCCGACCCGAACAAACCCGACAGCGCGTTCGAGCAGTACGGCTACCGCTACTGCGACGGCTATTGGGACATGACGCTCGGAGGCTACGACAAAAACGGGCGCAAGAAAGGCGACTACAATTTCTCCGGCGCTTCCAATCAGGAGGAGCTAGGGGAATACCTTCGCTCCACCTTCATGATCCGCCGCCTCAAGAAAGAGGTGCTGCCGGAGCTTCCTGACAAGACCCGCCAGATCATCGTGCTCGACAGCCCTGAGATCAGGCAGGCGGTCGCCCGCGAGGACGAGCTTGCGACCGAACTGCGGCTCTACGAGTCCATGCTCCGGCAGGTTGACGACATCACCAGCGAGCATGAAGCCGACCGCATCCTTCGGGAGGCGGAGGAAGGGCGCATGATCGCCGAGCGCGCCGCCGCCATGGGCTTCGAGGCTGCCACCTTCGATCCGGACGCCCCGAATACCCGTGCTCTTAATATGGATTATGCCAAGGCGGTCACCGGCCTTGAACCGCCCGCCATCGCGATTCTGTTCGAGGAGATGGCGGCTGCCCGCCGGGAACTCGGGATGGCGAAGCTGTCGGCGGGCGTCCCGTGGCTCAAGAGCTTTCTGGACGGCGGCGAGAAGCTGGTGTGCTTCGGCTACCACACCGACGTACTCAAGGCTCTCCAAGAGCAGCTTGCCCCCTACGACCCCATGCTGATCTATGGCGGCGTCCCTGCCCCCAAGCGGCAGGGGCGGGTGGATCATTTTCAGGAACAAGAGTCCTGCCGGATCATCTTCCTCCAGCACGACAGCGGGGGTGTCGGGTACACTCTGACCCGCGCCAAGGACTGCGCCTTCTTCGAGGGTGATTGGGTCCCCACGAAGCTGGAGCAGGACTTCGACCGCATCTGCCGGATCGGGCAGACGGCGGACAAGCTGATGGGCTTCTTCCTGACCGCCAACGGGTCGCTGGACGCCAAGATGGCTCAGCGGGCGTGGGAGAAGGAAGGCAATATCACCTCTGTCTTGGATACCCGCCGCGCCCGGATGCCCGTCTGAGGCCCCTCAAAACGGCTCTGGTTTGTGATTGCCGCGCCATGGTAGAGTCCATAACAAGTCCCGTACAAAGGGCGGTTTCAGCGGTCGAATGTCGTCGATTTTGGCAAAGATTGGTCAAATTGTCATGGACCGCGACATACTGCCTAGATGTAATGGCTTGAAATTAAAGGCAAATACGGTGCCAGCCGGTGTAGCTCAGTGGCAGAGCAATCCCTTGGTAAGGGATAGGTCGAGTGTTCGATTCACTCCTGCGGCACCATTTTTCCCTTCTGGGATCAATGGGTTACAAAGTGGAAGGGGCTACGCTTCTTCCTTAGTCCCGGACAAGTCCCGTACAAGGCCGACCCCATTCCCTTGTCCCGTGCAGTGCGCTTCAAGCCGCCTTGCGCTGGGCGGTCGATTCCACGCCTGTGATCTCCGCGCGCAGCCGGTCGGCGAAGTCCTCAATCGCAGCCGCCGCCCCGCCCAAATAGTCGGGATCGTAGGGGGCGTAGAAGCTGGTCGCCTGCGAGACGTTCTTGGGCTTGTGACCAAGGAACAGGGAAATCTCCTCCGAGGTCACGCGCTGGCGGCGAAGCTCACGACCCATCGTGTGGCGGATCGAGTAGAGGGTGACATTGGTCCCCGCCAGCCCGGCGCGCTCAACGAGTTCCGCGAATGCCCTGTTGATGTTCTTGATCGGCTTCCCCCGCCACGTCACGTAGCGGTCGAACTTGAATCGGGCATCGCCAATCTCCTCAGCCTCGGCGACCGCTGCTGCCTCGACGGCCCGCAGGATCGTACCCAGCGTCTTGGTCATTTTGAGGACCGGGCGGCGCTTCTTGTTCTGGCGACGGCCTTTGGGGTTCAAGTCGATCACTCCGTGATCGAAGTCCACCTGCCCGCGCCCAAGGTCCAGCGCTGCACCGGGGCGGCACATGGTGTGGATCGAGATTGCCATGAAGGTCTCGATGTGGAATGGCGGGTCCGCCTTGAACAGCGCCGCCAGTTCCTTGAGATCGAGCGGGCGACCCATCGGGTCCGCACCCTCTCGGTCCTCCTGCGTCATACAGTCTTTGATCTTGGGGACAGCCAGTACGATCATCCGGTCGCGGGCACGGTTCAACGCCGCCCTGCCGACAGTCAGAACCCGGCTCCC